GTGCGGTATTTCTATTCTCGACTTTATGGATCTGTATAAGAAGTTTTCTTATAAGATGGTTGAGAACTATAAACTGGATACCGTTGCTATGGAAGAGCTCGGTGAAAATAAGTTAAAGAATCCTCATGCAACGTTTAAAGAGTTCTATACCAAGGACTGGGAACTGTTTGTAGACTATAATATTCGCGACGTAGAGTTGGTGGATAGGTTAGAAGATAAGATGAGGATTATTAACTTGATCCTTACGATGGCTTATGATGCTAAGTGTAACTATACAGATATCTTTTCATCTGTAAGGACCTGGGATTGCATCTTATACAATAAGTTGTTGAAAGATAATATTATTGTACATAATCCACCAGGGGTTGACCCAGATAAGGATCGTACTATTATGGGGGCGTATGTTAAGGAACCTAAACCTTCTCGATACGATTGGGTAGTATCTTTTGACGCTACCTCCCTATACCCCTCTATCATTATGACCTGGAATATGTCTCCAGAGACGCTGGTAGATGGTCAGAAGTTCTTAGCAGATGACGAGAGATCGATTCAGCGGTTGATAGACCATGAAGTAAATACTTCGGAGTTGCATAAGAATAACTGGTCTATGACCGCAAATGGTCAGAGTTTTACTCGAACTAAAAAAGGTATATTCCCTGAACTTATTGAGTTTTACTTTACCTCCAGGCAGGTGGCGAAGAAAGAAATGTTAGCTGCTCAGACTATGTACGAGGAAACTAAAGATAAAAAGTATCTTGGTTTGATCTCTAGTCTTAACTCTAAGCAGATGGCTGCTAAGATCTTGATGAACTCACTTTACGGTGCAATGGGTAATATTCACTTCAGGTATTACGATATTCGTATTGCCGAAGGTATTACTATGACCGGTCAGTTTTTAATTAGATCGGTTGCTAAAAAACTAAACGAATTTGTAAATAAGGAAGTAGGTACCAAGGATGTTGATTATTCTTTTTACGCTGATACCGATTCTACCTATATTACTCTTGGTGCTCTTGTTGAGAAGAATCTTGCAGGTAGAGAAAAGTCAGCAATCGTTGACGTGCTCGACAAGTACTGTGCAACTCAAATTGAACCGACGATCAATGATGCTTGTGAGTCTATTTCGGATTATCTGAATACTTACCAACGTAAGATTAAGTTCAAGCGTGAGATTATTGCCGATAGAGGTATCTGGATTGCTAAGAAACGTTATGCTGTTAACGTTTATAACTCTGAAGGTGTTGCATACGATCCTCCTAAACTAAAAGTACTGGGTATGGAGATTGTTAGATCGTCTACACCTGCCCCGGTACGGAAGGCATTGAAGGAAGCGGTAGCTATTGCACTTACTAAGGACGAAACTACTTTGAGAAATTATGTAGTAGATCTAGAAGCCAGGTGGCATAGTCTTGAACCTGAAGATATCGCTTTCCCTCGTGGTGTTAACGGTATCAAAGAGTACGCAGACTCTAATGGTATCTTTAGGAAGGGTACCCCTATTCACGTCAGGGGTGCTCTGATATATAATCATCTAGTCACAAGTAAGGGGCTAGAGAAAAAGTATCAGTTGATTCAGGAGGGTGATAAGATTAAGTTCTTGTATCTTCGTGAACCCAACCCACTTGGTACCCATGTTATTACCTTTGCTGGTGAAGTACCTCCTGAATTTAAAATTCGGGAATATATTGATTATGATAAAATGTTTGAGAAGTCATTTCTTGAACCCCTTAACTCTTTACTCAGCTGTATTGGCTGGCAAGTTAAAGAAACCGCATCTCTAGAAGGATTATTCGGATGAAAAAGTATATTGCAATTCTCTCGCTACTGTTAGTTACCCAGGCATTTGCTCAAAAGATGCCCAAGAACTCAGCAACCTATGATACACAAGTCTTACGTGTAAGTGATGGTGATACTATTGTTATCGCAGCACCGTTCCTACCTGCACCGCTCAAACCAGAACTAGCAGTTCGTATCTTCGGAGTTGATACACCTGAAAAAGGACATAGAGCACAGTGTCCACAAGAAGATCAAAGAGCACAGTTAGCCAGTAAGTGGACCACGCAGTTAATCGCTCAAGGTGGTAAGATACAAGTTACATTATATGCCTGGGATAAATTTGGTGGTAGGGTGCTTGGAGATATCTTAGTTAATGGTCAGAGTGTTCGAGCAGGTTTAATTGCTAACGGGTTAGCACGTGAATATTACGGTGACGCCAAGCAAAGCTGGTGCCAGTAAACGATTGACCTTACGGCTGGGCTATATTATAATATGTGATCTATAAGGAACTATACAATGTCTATACTTGATAAAATTAAGAAAAACTCTACGATTAAAGATACGGCTATTCTAGCTGATTCGAAGTTCTTTCAGAAGAAGGATATGATTCCTACTTCTATTCCTGCTATTAATATCGCTCTTTCAGGTAAGCTGGATGGCGGTTTAACTCCAGGTCTGACTATGTGGGCGGGACCTTCTAAGCACTTTAAGACGGCTTTTTCTTTATTGATGGCTAAGTCGTATCTGGATAAGTACCCAGATGCGGCTTTACTATTTTATGATTCTGAGTTCGGTACCCCTCAGTCATACTTTGACTCTTTTGGTATTGATTCTAAACGTGTTATTCATACTCCTCTAACTAATATTGAGCAATTAAAGTTCGATGTAATGACTCAGCTTGAAGGGGTTGAACGTACTGATCATTTGATTATTATTATTGACTCTATCGGTAATCTTGCATCTAAGAAAGAAGTAGAAGATGCTCTAGAGGGTAAGTCGGTAGCGGATATGTCGAGGGCTAAGCAGATTAAGTCTTTGTTCCGTATGATTACCCCACACCTGTCTCTTAAAGATATTCCTATGATTGTAGTTAATCATACGTATAAGACAATGGAGTTGTACTCTAAGGATGTAGTTGGTGGTGGTACTGGTTCTTATTACGCCGCTGATAATATCTTTATCCTTGGTCGTCAGCAAGAAAAAGAAGGTACTGAGGTTGTAGGCTATAACTTTATTATTAACGTCGAGAAGTCTCGATACGTAAGAGAGAAGTCTAAGATTCCTGTTACCGTTCGTCACGATGGTGGTATCAGTCGTTGGTCTGGCTTATTGGATATGGCTATTGAATCCGGTCACGTTATTAAACCTTCTAATGGTTGGTACTCGCGGGTTGATAAGGTTACCGGTGAAGTTGAAGAACAGAAGTTTAGATCAGCGCAATGTGATACAAAAGAATTCTGGATGCCTATTCTTCAATCAAAGTCATTCCAAGACTGGGTTAAGACTACCTACCAAGTTGCTAATGGCGCGATTCTAAGTGACGAAGATATTACTAAGGAGTACGCTGATGCTGAGGAATGATTTATTTAAACCCTGGTTCGTTGGTGAGAAGGATTGGGGCTTTGAAATTATTGACGGTGAGTTTAAAGGTGTAACTGTTCAGATAGAAAAGTTAGATTGGCCTGATGAGGGTAAAAGTGAACTAGCTCTTGACTATCACGTAGTACATAAACCCGAGATAATTACGGATGAAGATGTTAAGAGTGATAAATTTAAAGTTATCATAGAAGTAATTATTAACGATATTTTAAGAGAAGCAATTGATGACCTCAAACAGACTAGAGATAACGATACTACGGAATCTAGTACATAATGAAAGCTACATGCGAAAGGTCTTACCGTTTGTAAAGTCTGAATACTTTACGGATGAGGGTGAGCGGACGATATATAAACTGATTAGTGATTTTGTAGTCAAGTATAATAAGCCACCGACTACAGAAGCATTAGGTATTACATTACAGAATTCTAATTTACCTGAGGGTACGTTTAAAGAGACTGGTGACCTAGTAAAAGAGTTAGAAGTATTTGAGCAGCCAAATCAAGACTGGCTGTTAGATGAGACCGAGAAGTTTTGTAAAGATAAAGCCGTATATAATGCCATTCTTCAATCGATTGGTATTATGGAAGGTAGAGATAAGAACTTTAGTAAGGATGGCATACCATCATTGTTACAGGAGGCGCTAGGTGTCTGCTTTGATTCTTCCGTGGGTCACGATTATTTCGAAGATTCTTCTGATCGGTTTGATTTTTA